CTGGTACCAAAATAGTTATTGTTGGAGCAGCGTTTCGACAAAGTAAAATTATATTTGAATATATGGAAACTATTTGGAGAAACAGTCCTATTTTACGTAGCATATTTAATGGTAATGATGATGGTCCAAGAAGAGACGTAGATAGATGCACGATGAGATTAGGGGATAGCTGGGCAATTGCTATTCCTTTGGGAGATGGTAGCAAAATCAGAGGACTTAGAGCACATATTATTATTGCTGACGAATTTGCTTCTATATCTCCAGATATTTATGAAACGGTTGTGGCGGGATTTGCTGCTGTTAGTGCGAATCCTATACAAAATGTTAAAGATCAAGCAAAAAAATCAGCTATGGTAGAAGCTGGTTTGTGGACAGAAGAATTAGATGTATTAAAATACAAGATGGGTAATCAAGCAATTATATCGGGCACAGCTGATTACGCTTTTAAGCATTTTGCCAAATATTGGAATAGATATAAAAATATTATTGAAAGCAAAGGAGACATTAACAAATTACAAGCTATTTTTAATGACGAAATGCCAGACAAGGATAGCTTTAACTGGAGAGACTATTCAATTATTAGAATACCATACGAATTAATACCAAAAGGCTTCATGGATGATAAACAAGTTAGTAGAGCTAAAGCGACCATACACAGCGGAATATATAACATGGAGTATGCTGCGTGTTTTGTAAAGGATAGTGAAGGATTCTTCAGAAGAAGTCTTATAGAATCATGTGTTACTTCAGAACAAAATCCAATTATGATTAATAATAAATCAATATATTTTGATACTACCACAACCGGAGATAGTAATAAGCAATATATAATCGGCATAGACCCTGCTAGTGAACAAGATAATTTTAGTATAATAGTACTAGAAGTACATCCAGATCATAGAAGAGTAGTTTATGGTTGGTCAACTAATAGAACAAATTTTAAAGAAAGACAAAAAACAGGATTAATTAAAGAATATGATTTTTATGGTTTTTGTGCGAGAAAGATCAGAAATCTAATGAAAATATTTCCTTGTGTGAGAATAGGAATAGACGCACAGGGCGGAGGTGTTGCTATAGAAGAAGCATTACACGATCCAACCAAACTAGAACAAGGAGAGCATTTAATTTGGCCTGTGATCGACTATGACAAAACCAAAGATACCGACTCTCAACAAGGTTTGCACCTTATAGAACTAGTACAATTCGCTAAGGCCGATTGGACAAGTCAAGCTAATCACGGATTAAGAAAAGACCTAGAGGATAAAATTTTATTGTTTCCAAGATTTGACAACCTTACTCTTGGTTTAGCCTTAGAAAAAGAAGGCAAAGATATTTTAGAAACAGACCTTAATCCTATATATGATAGTTTAAGTGAATGTATTTTGGAAATTGAAGAACTCAAAAATGAATTAACAACAATAGTTATGACACAGACTAGCACAGGATCTGGAGCTAGAGATAGATGGGATACTCCAGAAGTTAAACTACAAAATCGTAAGAAAGGTAGACTTAGAAAAGATAGATATAGCGCATTAATTATTGCTAATATGTTAGCAAGACAAATTGCTCAAACATTACAACCAATGAGCTATGATATAGTAGGAGGAGATGCCAAAAACATAGTAAATCATAAAGGAGACCTATATAAAGGGCCAAGTTGGTTTACTTCAGAAGCGAATGATGCAGATTATGTAGGTATTTATAAGTAAAATCGTGTATTAAGTTTAATAGAATCACAATCCTATCGTAATATAAATAAAAATATGGCTAAAAAATACCCAAAAAGCGAAGTATTATCTAATCAAAACCTTTCTAACGAACCAGCTTATATTATATGGGGAGATGACGATGCTAGTAAACAAGAGGCTATAAAACAATCTTCTGGATCTCTTGAAGAATTTGTTGGATTAGAAAGATCTACTGCTATTAGAAGATATGGCCTAGATTATTCTAATTTGGATGGGAACACATCAGGCAGACCCGGTTTAACTCGTAGTGATTACGATTTCTTTAGACCAGATGAAGCGGTTCCCAGACAATTTAAAATTATAATAAAAAGAGCCGAAGAGGTTTATCAGAAGGTAGGGTTGGTCAAAAACGTTATAGATCTCATGGGAGATTTTGCCGCTCAGGGCATCAGGCCAGTACACAAGAACAAAAGAATAGAAAGATTTTTTCGTCATTGGTTTCTGAAAGTCAATGGAAAAGAAAGAAGCGAAAGATTTCTCAATAACATTTACAAAACAGGCAATGTTGTTATTAATAGACAAACAGCAAAGCTTAGTTTAAAAGCTACCCAAAAATTATACAAAGCTAGTGCGGCCGCCGATATAAACATATCTGACTTAGAAGACATAAGCTTGGAAAGAAGAGAAATTCCGTGGAAATATACTTTCATAGATCCATTTTATGTTGATGTTTCTGCTGGTTCTCTATCTTCTTTTGTTGCAAATAAAACATACGAATTAATTTTACCTTCAAACTTAAGAAAAATTATCAATAGTCCAAAAACAGATGCTGAAAGAAATATTGTTAATAGCCTACCAATTCCTATACTTGAAGCAGCACAAACTAAAAAACCATACCAGTTAGACCCACAAAAAACTATAGTTTTTCACTACAAAAAAGATGATTGGCAAAGTTGGGCCTATCCTATGATATACGCTATAATGGATGATATCACTATTATAGAAAAATTAAAACTAGCAGATATGGCCGCTTTAGATGGTGCTATTTCTAATATTCGTATTTTTAAATTAGGTAGTCTCGAACACAAAATTGCTCCTACAAAAGCAGCAACAGCAAAATTAGCACAAATCTTAGGAAATAATGTTGGTGGAGGAACTATGGATCTAGTTTGGGGTCCTGATATAGAACTCTTGGAAAGTAAAACAACAGTACATAACTTTCTAGGAGAAGGCAAATACATTCCTCACCTTAATAGTATTTATGCCGGACTTGGGATTCCTCCTACCCTAACCGGAACTTTCGGAGCAGCTGGAACAACAAACAATTTTATTTCTCTAAAAACACTTACTCAAAGACTACAATATGGCAGAGATTTATTAGTGCAGTTTTGGGAAAGAGAAATGGCATTAGTACAAAAATCTATGGGTTTTAGATATGGTGCTCGCATAGAGTTTGATAGAATGGACTTAAGTAATGAAGACTCAGAGAAGGCTTTGTTAATACAATTATCTGACAGAAATATTATTAGTGACGAACTACTACAGACCAGATTTGGTTTTGATCCAGAAATTGAGAAATCAAGAATCAACAGAGAACACAGAGAAAGAAAAACTAATCGCATGGTTAATAAAGCTGGTCCGTGGTATGACCCAGTGCCTGATGATGCTCTGAAAAAAATAGCTCTTCAAAGCGGAATAGCAGCGCCAAGCGAAGTAGGACTATCTCTAGAAAAGAAAAAAACATCAGAAAAAAGCGCTTTGCAACTTAAGAGCACAGCACCAAAAACACCAACGAAGTTGGCTAAAGATTCTCCTGAATCTTTACCAGGAGTATCTGGCCAAGGTAGACCTAAAAATTCTAAGGATTCTAACAAACGAAAAGAAAAAGTGTTTGCACCCAGGACCGGAGCAGCCATATCTTTTTGGGCAGTTGAAGCGCAGGATAAAATTAGTAAAATTATAAACCCCATATATTTAGAATTTGTAAATAAAAAAAACCTAAGAACGTTATCTAATGAAGAGTTTAATGAGCTAGATAATATTAAAACAAAAATTCTTTTCGATATTAATCCACTCTGTAGTTTATCAGACGAGATGATAGTGGCCTCTATGCAAACAACACCTGCACAAAATCCATACATAGAGCAATATAATTTATGGGTCAACCAACTAAGATCTCAACTAAATAAAGAACTTACGGTTGACGAAAAAAAACAGGCTAAGGCATCTTTTTATTCTATGGTGTATGAATCATCTAACCAATAAGGATACTAATAATGTTTGAAATATTTGACCAAGAAAAAGAAGACAAGCTAGAAGATCTTATACTGGCCACAGCATGTATATCCTATGCGTCACAAGCTGAACCATGTAGTATAAATACTAAAACCAGACCATTTAAAAGCTTGGCATCTTATAACGATTCAGACTTGTATTATGTTCAATCAATTTTAGTAAGTTCTAGCTGGAATAAAAATGATGATATTTTTGATAAAGGAGAAGTTTGGAAAGCTAAAAATACTCCAGAAGACAAGCCTACCAACTTAGAACATGATGAAAATCTTATTATTGGACATATCACAGCAAACTGGCCTATAACAGGCGATGGCATATTAATAGATCAAGACACACCAGTAGAAAACTTGCCAGAAGTATATCATATTTTAACAGGATCTGTTATATACAAAGGATTTAGTAGTCCAGAACTAAAAGATCGTTCAAACAAATTAATTGCAGAGATAGAAGATGGCACAAAATTTGTTAGTATGGAATGTTATTTTAATGGTTTTGATTATGGTTTAGTAAATGAAACAAATTCTGATTTTAAAGTTTTAGCAAGAAATAATGAAACAGCATACTTAACAAAATACCTAAGAGCATATGGTGGTCAGGGTTATCACGAATCTTATAAGATTGGTAGAGTGCTGAGAAATATAACATTTTCTGGAAAAGGATTTGTTAACAAACCGGCTAATCCAGATAGTATAATTTTTAATAAAACAAGTTTTGATAAAATATTGATTCAAAAAAATAGCACTTTATCAAAAGCAGGTGTATCTAAGAATAAGTTAACCTCTAATGTGGAGAATAATATTATGAGTTCAGACATAGAATCCGTTCAAAAAGAAATTTCAGAGCTTAAATCCAAAGTAGGATCTCTAAAAGATTGTGGTTGTGCCGAAGCTTACGCAGCCGCCTCAACTCTTAAAGATCAGACTGTGCAATTAGAAAATACGATCAAAGCTCAGGATAGCTCCATAGCAGAAAAACAAGTTCAACTAGAAACTCTCTTAGCAGAAAAAGAAGAAGCAGCTAAAAAAATGGACGAAGATAAGAAGATGAAAGAAGAAGAAATGAAAAAAGTAATGTCAGAACTTCAATCTGCTAATGAGGTTATTGCTGTTTATAAGATGAAAGAAGAAGAAATGGCTAAAAAAGAGAAAAAGATGAAGCGTATGGCCTCTCTTCTAGAAGCTGGTATAGACAATGAGGTTGCTGTTTCAACCACAGACAAGTTTGAGTCGCTAAACGACGAAGCTTTTGATGCTATGACCACGCTGCTTGCTCTTACCGCTAAAAAAATGACAGATAAAAAAACTGAAAAAGAAGAAGCACTAAAGGACAAAATTATGTCCGAAGAAACAGTAGATTCTTCTGATTTAGAAGATGTAGAAATTTCAGATGAAATTAGTTTAAGTGTTGGTGGTGATCCAGAGAATAGTATGGATTCCACACGAGCTGAATTAGTAGAATTTGTTTGTGCTCGACTAGGTAAAAAACTCAATAAGGGAGAATAATATGGCTCTTAAAGCAGACAGAATTGAATTACTAACAGATATCTCTTTCTTCATGAACACAACCGCTGGAAGAGGCGGCGTTGTTTCTGTTGTTACGGGAGGTTCGGGCGTTGCTTTAGACGATGCTAGTGCTGTCGTCAGTTACGCTGCCGCTGCTAGCGGAGCCAAGCCCGTGGGTCTTTTACTAGCAGATGTTGTTAATCTAGATCTTACTAGACAACACATCAACTGGCACAAAGACGAAGTTCAGGTTGGTGGCAAAGTAACGGTTTTACGTCAAGGTCAAGTTGTAACAAACATGATAACCCCAGGTGCCACACCAACAGCTGGTGCTAGTGCTTATGTGGGACCAAGTGGTTACGTCGGCACCTCAGACACAAACGCTGTTAAGGTCGGTCAGTTCTTGAGCTCAAAGGACTCCGACGGTTATGCAAAAGTATCAGTCAACATTGCTTAAGCTTAAAAATAATAAGGGAGAAAAATATGTCAGTTAATACCAAACCATTCCAACCAACACCTGAACTAACAGATCTTCTTGTTCGTTCTGGCTCACCAAAAAGAGATGTGGCACTCACTGCTAATGCAGAGTTTGCTAAGGCTCTTGAGTTACCTCTTCGTCAAGGACTTTTAAACGGAGATATTCTTAATGGTATTTTTGAACCAATTCAATTGGCTCAAAGTGCTACTCCAGAATTTCCCTTAGATTTCCTTGCTCCGGGAACAGAAAAAGACTTTGTTGCCTATACTATCCCAAATCATGGATATGTACCAGAACGTCACGTAGAAGGTGATTATGTTATGGTGCCTACTTATGAT